CTTCGATTTTCATCACCGTGTTGGCAGTTATCGCTGTCAGATCAGACATACATGCTGTCTGTACATTCGCCGAGATTGTTCCGATAGAATTATCCAGCGTCATAAGAGAATCATTGGAAAGATAAAACGAACGAGCCAGTTTCTTCAATGACATGTTCAACTGAAATCCTTTGTAATAGAGATGTTTACCGTATGCGAACAGTTTCTGTGACTTCCACGTCTCAATCTCTTTCAAAGGCAAGCCGACTCTCTTGGTTGTAGTCAGCAGATCTTTCCAGAAGCCTTCCTCTTTGGCGACCAGACCAGCAACGATTTCTTCGTCTGTGAGCTCAAATCTCTTACCGGAAGAGTGAAAGAATTTGCAAGCCAACACCTGATTATCACCTTGTCCCGTCAGTTTGTACTCCATCGAATGATCTTGTGCGACTAAGTCGATCAACAGTACTGTGAAGATAGTCCAACCTTTCTGTCGTAGTCCTTCGAACCCTCCCAAGTGACCGGTCCAACAATAGTCATCTTCTACCGGATCTTGTGTGTTGTGTTGCTGAAACGCCGGTATGTACGAGCCGTCACATAAATAAATCATTGATTCTTTGAAGATATCATGAGTGTAAGTATAGAGCTTCTCATGTCCGAACAACAAACCTAGATCTCTGAACAACGGGTCAGTAGCTTCTTTTCGCATATTCAGATTCCATTTCTTAAAGTCAAGATTGTAGATTAACCAAGCAGAATACGGGCCTTTAGGATCAATTTTGATGTCATCTGCTTTTGTGGCTGCGGACATATTCATCATTTTCTTTTGTAAGGTCAGCAGATCATCTTTCATGGTGATACCGTCAATGTGAGTCAGAATGTGCTTTGCCAAAAGTTCTTCTGTCAACGTGAAATACAGTCGCATCGGCAAACTCATCAAGGCAAACAATCTCGGCTCCAACTTCAGTTCTCTTTCCTTAGGATACACACCAATTATCAGATCTTTCTTGTCTAAGCCAGAGGTCTCGATTTTTCTGATCAGCTCTCGCGGATCATTGTGCTGTGAGGTTAACCATGCAGGAATAGCTCGTCTGTAGATCGGGTCCATGACAGTTCGACGGCGTTGGTTCACTTTCTCATGTAACAGATCACGATCCAAAGTGATAGCTTTATCGGATAGTAATGAGGCGATCGGATATGAGGCGGGAAGATGGAAGGTCTGACGAGGCTCAATACTTGACCATTGGCTTAGATGGTAGTGCTGACTACCCTTGTTGATGCGCTTCCCGGCTTTCAATTGTGTCTCTACATAGTTTGCATCTCCGTAGATATTCTCCAGAATTACATGTTCAGGATATTTCTTGTTTCTCTCGTAATAGCTGATGAAGAACGTTTCGCGGAATTTGTCTCTTACTTTATTAGGTAGAGTTTTGTCAATGAGTTTCTTGGACATCGCTACTGATCTCACTTTCTTGATACCTGCTGTCGGATCCACCAAAGGGTGCCCCCAGATTCGAAACAAACCGAAATGTTGGGAGAGATAATGCGGATTGGTTTCAGTAGTTATGTTTCTTATCCATTGATCCAGAGTCGTTGCATCTGCTTCGTTTTTCTCTACATCTTGCTTCATGTCTCTTACAGTCTGCGTCAAGAATTGTTTCGTGTCTGTGATTCTGCTGCCGTCCAGCGCAATGATCGTTCCGGTACAAATGGCTTCCAGAGCTCCGAATGCCTGATATGCTGAGTTGCCGAATCGTTTCAGTAGATTATCCCCGCTATTTATCCAAGATTGAACTTTGGATAAAGATGGATATGTGGCCGGTTGTATCGTGTGACCGATGTGAGTCGAATACATCACGATCTCTCTCTCGGTGATCTTGTCCGCGACCATCAGAAATGCATCTCTCGTTAGAACAGTCCATTTCCCTGAAGTCTTCCAAAAACAAAAGAAAAGATTCACGGTCACATACATCCGACACCCAAAGAAGTCCCTGCTCAATAACGGTGTTCCTGCCTTATCGGTTTGATCATCCCAGTGATGAAGCTTAGGAGGATCTCCCAGTTTAGACAAGTGTGCTCCGGACCAGATTACCGCTTCTTCCAGTGTATGTCTTACGGAGTGAGACCGTTCGAATAACTGAGAAGAAGAGATATAGTCAAACGCTGCTTTCAACTTATCGAGGAATCTCGATGCAGGGATTATGGAGTCAAACGCATTGATCTCAGTCCGGATGGCATGAGCGGCTGTCCGCATCAATTCTTTCCAGGACGGATGCTGACAAATCTCTAGGTTATCAGGTGTCGCGCAAGATATCAGAGACTGGAAGAACAACATAACGGTGACTGGATTAAACGTTGCAGAATAATCAAGCGTCTTGAAACCAGGTACGGACATCATATTGTCGAAGTCCTTTTTCTCATAAGTGTAAGCTTCTGGGTACTTCCATTTGATCGAATCCAGGAATCCTAACTTAGCGATTGAAAGAGCTTTTTTCAGATGAGATGCCGCCAGAGTTGCGGACTTTGAAGTCCCTGGTATGACACCGTTTATCGCGTCATCGCTGTTCCCAACCATGTCGGACGGCATGAAGTTCACCGTGTCCGGTGATTGCATCATGAACATTCTGGCTCAGATGACTCTACGCCTCGAGTGTTGACGGAGGAAAGATGTCGAAGATCCTGACAGAAGCTGGTAAGACCGGATGGTCGATAGCAGTATAATGATGAAGACGAATTTGATGAATTGATAATGCTGTGTAGGCTGATGTTGAATTGATGATGTAATAATCAAAATAAT